GCCGCATGGTAGTTAATGATGTCTGCGATATCAGTAGCAACTTCGTTATACTGACGGTTTAGAACAATTAGGTCATGGCAATCAGAAAGTCCCCAAGGGGATCCTGAAACACGTACGTTAGGGATATGAATAATTGGGACTACGCCAATTGGGTTTGGACGTGAGTCAATGAGCTCATCGTTGATGTACTCTTCAATGCGGTCATCTGTAAGGATTTCTGTATAGGTGTAAACCTGACGAGTTCCCTCTAGAGACGTGCCCCAAAAGCGGTACTTAAGCTTAAAACGAATAAGTCTTGAACGATCATGTGGGTGAAACTCTGGAAAACAGAATGAAGCGTTTAGTGGAAGGACACGTACCTTACCCGGATGCTGACGACCAACGGTATCTTTAAAAGGCTCTTCATAGGCTACTTTAACAAAGCAGTCTCCTGATACGCCGCCTTGTTGACCCATCTCCCAGAGTACGCCATGCTTATCATTATCTACTTCCCAGACTCTTTTTAGAATGTCTGGAACTATTGCCTCTGTTGCATGTGGGCTGCGGAAAGCTGCTCCACGTCCAAATGTAAAGTTAATTATGTAATCTGTAAAGGCGCGGTAATAGTTATAAACCATCTGTGATTCGCCAAGCTCGCGGCGATAGGGCCAGTGGTGTCCTAAATACATTGCCCAGTTAAGAGAGTAGCGATTTAGACGTGGACCATGAACTTCAAATTCTTCATCAGCAAGCTCTACAAGTCCCAGTGGGGAAATAGAGATAGTTAGGTCAGAGGACGCAGCTCTATAAGACGGAGGACTAAAGTCAATGCTCATTTATTAAACTAATCCTGCCTTCTTCTTTTCGCGTTTTTTCTCTGCAATTTTAGCTTTTTGTTTCTTAAGAGCTTCTGCCTTAGGATCTGGAATTTCTATAGGACCCCAAGTCCCGCCTCTTCGTTCATATTCCTTTGTAGCCCAACTAGCAACCGCTCTATTCATCGGGTGTTTAGGATTCTTAGGCGGATACTTAGCCTTCGCTTCACGAAGAACTTGGTTCCAAAGTTTTTGATTTGAAGCTGTTGCCAATTTTTATTCCCCCTAATAGATGGCCCCGGTCTCGGAGAAGGGGTACAAGACCGGGAACCAACTATAAGTATATCTTACTTAGTCGTTAACTTGTGCTGGGTTGGGACGCTGATAGCGACCACCAGAACGTACAACCTCATCGAAGGTAGCTTCTGAGTAATCAGTGAAGCTGCCATCTTCATACTCTGAGATGTAGGTAGGTGCTTCTACCCATGCAGCAGAACCGACGTGAGCGCGCTCGCCCATTGTCTCTGCAGCCGGCTTCTCGAATACGTTAGTGTTGTGGTTAGGACGACCAGCAGGGGTGTCATATCCCTGGTTAATTCCAAGCTGGAAGTCATTAGGTACATCTGTATCTGTTGCTACACCCTCTTCAAAACGAAGAGGTCCACGTAGACCAGGTGTCGCTGGGCTAAACTTACGCTCGTAAGTATTGCCAGGGCGCTCTGGGAACGATGGTGTTGGGGCAATGTTTTCTGCCATTTTTATTTCTCCTATAGGGTTGAGATTGAGGGCCTCAGGTGTAAGTCTGGACCTATTTGGTGTATTTTTCGCCCTAAACTCCCCGTAAATTAAAAGAACGGAGAAGAGCTAACTTCCACAGTTGGCATAACCAACTCTTGAGTCAGGGAACATGCCAAGGCCAAGGAATCTACAAAGTCATCGTGGGCGTGAGCCTCTTCTGGGGCAGCTACCAAAAAGTTAGGGCCCTTGTATTGAACTTCGGCATCTGTCATCTGTTGGTAGAAACGCTTCCAAATACGGAGTCGGCGCGTCTTAGCGTGAGCTGGCCAGGATATTAGCTGACGTTGAATTAGGGCTTGCAGGTGTTTCCAACGCTTGGATTGCTCGGTAGGGCTAGAAGTAATAGACATAACTTCAGCTCTAGGAAGAAGCATCTTTAAACGTTGGGCTACGGCATCTCCCACACCGTTGGCATCAACCGCTACAGCATAGACATCGTAGTTTCCTAAGAAGTTTACAATCTGGAAGTATTGCTCTTCCCAATCATCTCCCTGGATCTCTAGCCAGTTAAGGACACGATGGTCGTAATACCCGAATTCATCCGGACGATCCCAGTCAACCCATACGACTGTAACTACAGTGGAGTCCATCTTACGTGCTGGATCAATTCCAACAACAACCGGAGACATGTGGTATGACTTTTGGATCTCCTGTGAAGTATCTCCAAGGTCATCCATAATCGAACCCGTTACGAACATACCGCGCTCAAGAAGCCATTTGCAGTTGTACGATAGCTGGAACTCATCGGAGTCCTCACCAATACGGAGCATTTCCTTTTTAATAAACTTTTCATAGTTAGGGTTGAACTTTGCAACGTCTTTCCAGTCCCACTGGAAGTGATTTTGCTTAGAAGTTCTTCCAGTCTGACGTCGTTTATTAAACTGGATTGATCGGTAGAAGTTGTTCTTATGGGTAGTTGGAGTGCCAGTTTTTACCAAGGTAGCATTGTAATAAGCTCCCATAGGAGCAATTGACTTAGAAACGATAAAGTCATCAGCTTCTTGGCACTCATCAATA